TGAATACATACCCCCTGGTTTATCTCAATCTGGCAGTGGATTTGCTTTAGGAACTACAGATCAGGCTATTAGAAATAATAAAAAATTATTAGAGACTATTATTTTACCGATACCACAAAACATAAGTGATTCTAATTCTACGAGTTGGGGAGAAAATAGTTTAGATGCAGTTTCCGGCGGATTAATGTCTGGTGCTCAGGAGGTAATAAAATCTGGAACACCTCTCCAAACTGGATTGAATGCTGTGAAGGGAGCACTTGATAAAATAGGTGGTGCTGTTACTGATGCAACTGGGCAAAATGCAGCATCGGCAACATTTGCAGGATTGGCAGTACAGCAATTAATCAGTGGAGAATTAAATATCAATCAACTAGTTTCTAGAGCAACAGGTGCTGTAGTTAATCAAAACGTAGAACTTTTATTTGGTGGAACTACGATTAGAACACCATTTCAATTTTCTTATGATTTAATTCCCAGATCAAAACCAGAATCTGATATGGTTAAAAAGATAATTAGACTATTCAAACAAAATATGACTGCAAGTAAAGGATCTGCAGAATCTACGGGTGGTGGATTTTTTATAAAATCACCAAATGTATTTCTATTGTCATATATGAGTGGTGGAAAAGAACACCCATTCTTACATCGATTCAAACCATGTGCCTTAGTCAATATGGGAGTTAATTATACTGCATCGGGAACATACGCAACATATTCAGATGCGACCCCAGTACATTTACAATTATCTCTTGCTTTTCAAGAATTATCTATTGTATATGCTGAAGATTATAATCAAGGAGAAGGTGAACTAGGAGTAGGTTACTAATGACATATTTCAGAGAACTTCCTAACGTAGAATATCAGTCACCATTAAATACAAGACTATCTTCTGATGAATATATAATTGTTAAAAATTTGTTCAGAAGAGCAAAACTTAGAGATGATCTTCAAAATGTTTTTACACTATTCAACAAATATGAAATAAAAGATGGATCTAGACCTGATACAGTTGCTAAAGAATTATATAATAGTTCGGAGTATGATTGGGTAGTATTGATTAGTGCAGGAATAACAAACATAAGAGATCAATGGCCTTTATCAGATAAAGACTTATACGATTTCTGTTTCGAAATCTATGGATCAAATTTAAATCAAATTCATCATTACGAAACTATCGAAGTTAAAGATTCTGAAAATAGATTGATTCTTCCATCAGGAAAAGTTGTTGATGGAAACTTTACTATACCAGACCCACAAAATAAATTATCAAATATTAGTCCACCACCAGTTGTTGGAATAAGTAACTATGAATATGAAGTTAGAAAAAATAATGAAAAAAGAACAATATATGTTCTTAAACCTGGTTATTTAAAACAAGTAATTAAAGATATGAGAACTTCTTTAATCTATGACAGGTCCTCGGAGTATGTTAATGAAACATTGATAAAGACAGAAAATACAAGAAATACTATATTATGACCATAAGAGTTTAAGGTTTTTATCAAAAGTCATAACATATCGGTGCTTGCGGGAGCGTTCACGCCATTCTCCCTCAGCACCTTTTACTTTTCCACGAGAGTGTTTAGTTCCGTCTGCATAGTAAAAATCTTTTTTTGGTTCTGTAAGACCACAATACTTAAAGTTACAAGCGCGATAGATTGTGCCAGTATGAAAATCGTTATCAGCGTAAGAGATGATTGCTTTAACTTTAGTATCCTTTCGTAACTGTTTAATCGCTCTTGAAACAAACCAAGAAGTGATATTATATTCTGATTGTTGGGTTTCAGGGTGTATGCAAAGTCGTGAAAGTTCAAAGAGTCCTTCTTGTTCATTTCTTTCTAATCCAAATGCTCCTTGCGCCACTTCTGGTACTGGAAGTCCAGTAAAAATACAAACTCCAACTGGTCCTCCAATATTCAAAGGAGAAAACTCATTTTTTCGGAACAAACCATAATTATATCCTGATTTGTAACCCTTAGAATAATCTTTAAGATAGTGATAGGTTAGAAGAAGTTCTTCAGCATCCTTCTTAGAAATCCTATCAATATGGTAGTCAGATTTCATAAAAAAGAGGGGAGGTCTCACTCCCCTCATTATAGCACCTGATCAGTCTTCTGCCAAACGAGCAAAGTAACTGAGGGCGTCATCGTCCTCATCATCATTTGATGTTGCAGTACGACTTGGTTTCAAGTTACTAATTTCTTGACGAAGATCCTCAGTGAGTTCACGAGAAGAACCACGAGTGTACTCTTCTTCATCTTCAACTTCTTCATCAATACGAGTAGAAGTTTTAGTTCCAAGAACAGAACCCATACGCTTTTTCAGTTCATCATAGGTTTTAAATTCACTTGGGGAGATGAATTCAGCAAGAGAATGCTGTTTCTTCCAGATTGCTTCCATAGCATCATCGTCATCCAGAAGAGCACCTTGATTTGAAAATTCACTGGAATCATAATTACGATAACCAGCAACGTTCTTTGCCTTCAGTTTAAAGTTAGCACCTTGCCAGAAATCAAATGGATCAATTGCTTGCTCATCTTCAAACTCAGGTTGCATTGCTTCGGTAATCTTATCAAAGATTTTCTTACCATACTTAAATAAGAATACCTTACCTTCATTAGCAGGATTTGCAGGATCCTTCACAACGTAGATGTTAGAGACGTAAGTCAGTTTACGCTTTTGTTTACGAGCAACTTCTTTACCTGCATCAGTTCCATTGTTCCATAGTCCAGAATTGTGCTCACAAACAGGACACTTTTGATTGATAGTGGTCAGGCAATTATCGATTAACCAACCGCCAGGACCTTGAAATGCGTGTGAATAAATCTTTACAAACGGAAGATCTTCACCATCAGGTGCGGGGAGGAAGCGAATAACAGCATAACCGTTACCACTTTTATCACATTCCAGTTTCCATACACGCTCATCACTGGAATTGCCAGTATTATTCATTTTTTCTACTTCTTTGACTAATTTAGCAGTCAAAGAACCAAGTTTAGATTGCTTTTTAAGATCGGCAAATGCCATGTTAGATACCTCGGATAGTTTGGATTCGGGGGATTTACTCGGATAGTATAACAAGGATTCCCTCAGTTGTCAAGATATTTTTTGAGGGATTCGATTGTCTGGTTCATACTATTGAATAAAGTTTGCATATCAGTCTCTGATGGAAATCCCATCAGGACAACTGATTTGCGTAGGTTCTCTTTCATTTCAACCGCTTTTGGGTCGTCCGAAAGAGATAACCTAGTATACATCACTCTCTGCTTTTCTAGCAAGACTTGAAGTTTCTCAATGTGATTTATCTTAGTCTCACGATCCATTACCCCAAAAGTTAAAATACTTCCGTAAATTTCCTCTTGAAGTTTATTAATTTCTTTCAATTCGTCCTGAATAATATCAGATTCAAAAAAATTACTCATTGATTATAGACCGTAAAATTTTTCTATAGTTAAACACATCAATATTTAGGAATGGCATATATTTTTTTAATTTCAAACTTACGGTTTCCCATACAGGATCGTCAAGTTTCTTATCAAACGTATTCCCGAACAGGAATATCTTATCATATATCACCAGGGTTTCTAGGGAAATTTTCCCGCCCAGGAACATTTTTAGAACGGGCGGATGACCTTTCGAACAGTCGAAAACACTCTCTAATTCGTTCTCCGAGAACAATTCGCTGCTTTGTTCTTTGAACAAGTATGTCAAACTCTGTTGTCGTTTCATCCATTCGGCGTAGTTTCTTTCGCCAGAATTTATAATTTCCCCAATCCATAAGTTCTGTGGGTTATCGGTGGCAGTGAAATTGGACACAAGAAAATCTACGACTTCCTTATCAGAATACTTACGGGAAGTCTTTTCGAACCAATATTTGTCCTTTCGTTTGTTGAAAGAAGTCACACTGGCACGGGTCTTCGCACCATATTTAAAGAAATCGTATTTTGGGTTTGTGAAGTGATTTTTGAGTGAAAGGTAATGTTGGTAAGTTTCAAAGGGTGACATAATAAATTTCAAGAATTACTTTCCTCCGTATTTTTTGTATCTGCTACCTTCGGTAGAAGACCAACCCCTCTTCGTAAATTTGCCCGTAGATTTATTCAGTTCACCAGTTTTGCCTTTTAATTTGGCAAGAACTCTTGTTGGTGATGGGGAATTGAGAGCACCTTTTTGAGTTGGTTTCATTGTTGCTGTTGATGTTGATCTTGATCTTGATCTCAGAGATGGAAGTCTTCCCCCGCCGCCACCATAAGTTCTTGCAATACTAGCAACTGTTGAAGCATAGTTGGGGTCAGTTGCATAAGCACCATGACTTATTTCCCTAGATCCAGGAATTCTACCTCCACCAGGAATTTGAAGTCTTCTGGCAGCATCCTCAACACTCTCTGCTCCTCTAGTTTTATAACTCCACTTGTTCATTCTATCACGAATAGAAGCGTCTAGACTATCATAGTTTTTGAAGTTTGCATTTACCCTCACACTGCGACCATTAATGACTTCCCTTGTTGGCATTCTAGAAGTGTTTTCACGACCAGTTCCTTTTTGACCAAAATAGTTAAAGGAACCACTTGGAGATTTTCCATATCCAGTCTCCAGAGATGCCTGAGCAGCGATAGTATCAGCTTCTACAGGAGAAGCACCAGCAGCGAGTGCTCCTTGCTTGATTTGATTATAAAATCTTTGATTTCTATCTTCTTGCAAGTTATGACAAAACTCTGAGAAGGTTTTCATTTGCTCTAAAACAATATAATCTTATTTATTAGAGTGGCAGTTTTGCTCTTGATGTTCTCTTCATAAAGTTAAGACGAGTTGCGTCCCACTTTAGACGTTCTTTCAAAGATTTTGAAATAAGTTTTGCTACTGATTCTACCTCAATTTCATTATTTTCACAATAATGGCAAATAGCATCAATGTAGTTTAAATTTTCTTCAATTACTATTTTTTCAATTTCAAACGCAAATTTTGATGGCGTTAAAAATTTACTTTCTATTACTTTGTTTAATTCTTTATTTGTTTCCATATTCCTCCAATTTATCGGTAACAAACTCTTTGATGTACTCCGTGAGTAATTTGATATATTTTGATTTATCATATTCTTCATATATCACACACTCACCATTTTCACATGACATAATAATTACAAACTTTTTAACGGGGATTTCTGTAAGTTCATAGAACATGCAGGCATAAGCAGCACACTGAACAAAATAATGTTCGATCCAATCCCTAGGTTTTGGTTCTTTTGATGTTTTAAAGTCGATTATTGCCAATTCACCATCAAATTCCCCAATACAATCTACGGTTCCAGCAATTCCAAGAACTTTGCTGTATAGAGAACCTTCAAGAGCATAAATGTTATTTATACGATTTAAATCATTCCTAGCAATTTTAAATAAAAATTCTGATATTGGTTGAACTTCTGGGAGACTTTCATTTTTTAAAAGATGTTCAACTAAAAGATGCATATCAGTACCACGACTAGTTGCTCTTTTAGTTATTTTGTTTGCTTTTTCTTCACCAATTCTTTTACGCCAATTTGCAAAAAATTGCCTATTCTTATGACTTGTGACTGAAGTAATAGAAAATAGTTTTAAAAATTCTCCATTTTCTGGAA